GTTTTGCCGTGACCGGCAAGCTGACCAGGGCGAGTTGGGCCTTGATCGACAGTCCGTTCAACGGGACTGCGTCGATCAGCGGCTTCACCTGCGCGGGATTCAGTTTGTTGAAACGGGCGAGGGCGGCGAGGGCCGTGCCGAAGCCGGCGCGGATGACCGTGTCCTTGTACGAGCTCGCCAGATGGCGCAGGTCGACCTTCGCATCGTAGACCGCCTCGTTCAGCGCGCGGGCTGCGGACTCTTGGACCGCCGGATGGAGCACGAGCACCGCGAGGCGCTCGACGAGCCAAGAGCGCGAGAGATCCCGCAGTCCGAGGTCTGCGCCCGAGGCGTACGCAAGGGCGACGGCAAACATGAACTTGTACTCATCATCCACGCCGGGCTCGGCCACGGACGCGTAGTACGCGTCCTCGCGGTCTTTCATGCCGCGCTTCGAGTTGAAACCGAGAAGATGTGAGATCATCCCGATGTTCAGATCGAGAACGACGGACTCGTCTGCGCCACGAGAGACCGGGATTTTGAAGTTGAACGGCCGCTGGATATCGCGGTCGAACAGCGCCTCGACCTCTCCGAGGTACGTGACATCGTGACCGACAGTGGCGCCGATCGACTGAGCTCGCGCAGGCAGCTGGCGCGGCTCGATGAGCTCACCCGACGACGTGTACAGCAGCAGCGCGATCGGATCGGTGAAGAAAGCGACATCAGGCGTGGCCGCAGCCACTCCCGAGCGCCACTGAGTGGCGGGGGAGCAAGCATAGGCCAGGGCACGCGGGCCTTCACCCGAGCCGACGACGGCCACGACTTCGGCGCGATGCATCGCGAGGTAGTCAAGCTCGTCCGCGGAGGAGTTGAAGACGACAACCACGGGGTCGGACGTCGGCCCACTCGCGGCCCAGACTTCACGCGAGACTTCGTTCGCGACGATGTTTGCGAGCTGGGTGATGCTCTCCACGCTGCCAAGGCTGTTGGTCATCGCGGAGGCGAGGACCGTCAGCTTGGCGTAGTCCGGAGACAGTTGCGCGAGCTCGATGCGGCCGCCGGGCATCTGGCGAACGTCGAGGATGTCCATCTTCGAGGCTTGGCCGCCACTGCCATAGATCACCGTGCCGCGGCGGGTGCCGTCCGACGTGGTGATCGGAACCTGACCGAAGTACTCGGCGAAGCTTGCCAAGGAGGCGAACTCGATCGAGGGAGCAGTCTGGATGGTGGAGAGCACGGCGGTGCAGGCATCCTTCTGCTCCGACACCGAAGCCAAGAAGGCCCCGTCAGTGGCAGGACTCGCCGGGCCGAATGGCATCGAGCGGACGGCCATCATCACGAAGTTCGAGATGGAGGCGAGCGAGGCCAGGGGCGAGTGAGCCCGGAGCGTTGGCGACAGCTCGGCCGGCTTGCGGATGTACTGGCGCACCAACGCGAGTGCGGTATCCAGTTGGTCGAGACGCAGTTGGATCTCAGGGATGACGTGCGAGATCGAGCGGAACATGCGCGAGATCACCTCAGCGAATACCTGTGGGGTGGGCTCGTTGGAGAGCGAGCGCATGGTCTCGGCAATGCGCGCGTCGGCGAAGACGCCACGGAGAGCATCGATCAACAGGGCCTGACGAAGCTCGGTGACGCCGATGACCATGGAGCTCGCCATGCCGATGATCCGCTGCTCTTCACCGATGAGCACGGAGTCAAGGTTCGGGTGCGAGAGCACCTGAATGAAGGCGTGAGCGTAGGCGTCGACGAGAGTGGTGGGCGAGCCGGGTCGAGTGAGCTCGACGGAACGGGCGACGACCTCCCGGACGTAGCCCTCCGAGAACATCGACTTGCGACTCTTGATCGGAACGGAGGCGCGCGGGAACAGCTCCGCGATGATCTGCACCGGAATGCGCGGCGAGCTGAGCATCAGACGGAAGTTCTCGAGCGCGCCGGGCGAGCTCAGCGACATCGACAGTAGGATCGCGATCGTTTCCTCGGCGTCCTTCCCGCGCAGCGAGGTTACCCGATATCCGGGGTACCAGCGGGACAACAGGATGTCGGTTGGCTTGTGGAATCCGAGCAGGGAGCCCGAGTCGGCGGCGTCGTAGGACGAGACCGTGTGGAGGGCCACGCGACCGGGCTCCGAGTCAGCGAGGGCGCTAATGATGGGTGCGCGAAGGAGAGCGATATTTGCCATGATTCTGGTTCCTTAGATGGAGGTGCTTTGGGTCAGTGCGCGCACTGACGGTTAGTTCAGCGTGCGCAGCGGGGCTGGCTGCTCGAAGACGAACTCGGTCGGCTCACGCGAGAACACCGACGAGCCGGCCTTCTGGAACGCCGTTTTGAAAGGCACTGGGCGCCGCTTCGTGACGTGGTCGCGGGACGTCGTATAGCCGGCGTACGAGACGTCGGCGCTGGACTCGGAGCGATCGGTGAGCACGATGGTGCACGGCAATGCGGCTGACAGTCTGGCGAGAAACTCGGCAACGAAGTCGGTCGACGATTCCATCGGATTGACCGTGGCTAGGACCGTACGACCGTGAGCAGCGAGGGAATTCGACACGCGAGTGATTTGCGTGAAGAAGCGCGCGACCATGCCCTTGGATGTTGCGTTCCCGGACATCTCAAAGAGGACCGCGCGGAGCGAGTCGATCACCGGGAGCGTGCCAGGTGAGTCGGTCTGGATCATGACGGCCTCAGCAAGGGCGGCATCAGCAGAGGAGAACCATTGCTGGTTCGCCTCCTCGAAGTCGTCGAATGGCTCGACCGTGTTGAGTCGGGCAATCGAATCCATCGGGAGGATCCTACCCAAGTCGGCGATGAAAGCGCTCTTACCTACTGCTGTGCCGCCGGAGATGACGGTCAGCCCGGGGGGCAGGAGGAACGAGTCGTCCGACCGGCTCGATCTGTACAACGGCAGGTAGTGAGCCTTGGCTGAGAGCTGGCCCGTGGTGCTCTTGGGTTGCGCCAGGTTCGTGTACTTGCTGAGCTGAACCTGAACGAGATCGCCGTCGACAATGGTGAAGCCATCGAGGGCGGATGAGAAATAGGCGAACTCGCCTGATGTGACTGTCATGTGTGCTCCAGTGAAGCGATTGGCACCTTAAACAGGTGTTTGATATGTTTCGCGAAGTCGCGAGCTGGGATGGTGGCGACCACCTCGTCCAGTACCTCCTTCGACACGGTTGACGGGTCGACCTTATAATGGAGGACCGCAGGATTCGCCCGAACCATGGCGTCCACGTCGTTCAACGGGGCGCCAACGGACAGTGAGCGGGCCATCAGTGTCGGGTTGATCCCGACGTGCTTTCTCGTCTGCTCCTCAAAGATGCGAACCAGGTCGCGGAAGATCGGTGTTCTTGAGTAAACCAGCGAGCGAGCAATGAAGCCTTCTGCCCAGACTGCCGGGCCCTTTCTGTCGATGCTGTCCTCCCTGCAGAGCAGGTTGGCAAGAAACGTGATCGGGTTAGGAAATACATCCATCCCGTTCGACGTCTCGGTGAAAACGCCGCCTAGGTAGATGACGGGCACCTCTGGCTCGAGGATGGCGTAAGGGGAGGTGGCCTTCTTCAGCGCGTCCGCGAGCGCCTGGGTCGACGCCCCGAATGCCGCGTCATCCGATGAGTCGAGCAGGCAAGCCTTTCTATTCTTGCCGAGCAGGAACGGCTCAATCTCCGCGACCGTGTTGACGACGCCGAGATCTCGCATGACCACGAGGTAGTTGAAGGTCATCCAGAGCTTGCCGATGTCCGGGTTGTAGGCGATGCCCGATGGGAGCCCCGGGTTGAGAGTGAATGAACCTGGATCGAGTGGCGAGTCACCGAAGCAGGGGTCGTACGACTCAGGGGTCTTCGCCCACGGGCCAGGACTACAATACGGCGCGTGGTAGCATCTTGACATCAGCGTGACGAAGCGCTCGTCGAGATACTTTGGCAGTTGCGCCATCAAATGGTCAATGAACCACCGAGGGATCAGCTTGTCCATCGTCTTCACGTCGGAGCCGACCACGAACGGGAACGGTCGAAGCCGATCCGCCTTGTCTTGGTCACTCCTAACCTTGTACGTGAACGCGAACCTCTCTAAGTAAACGGCGCGAAAGAAGCCGATCACCGCCGTCATGAAGTAGTTCAGCGGGCCGTTCATGCCGAAGACGTCCCTGCGCCTCATGGCGAAATGGCCATCGATCGGAGCGCCTGACTTGTCCCTCGCGGTCATGTCTGCGAAGGTCTTCCCGGTGTAGAGACCCGACCTCGCCTCCTCGATCGTCGGCGCGGTACGTGGCTTCGAGGCCCACTGGCCGTCCTTGAAAGAGATGGCGTTTGGCTGCTTCCGCTCGAAGATAGCGTAGTAGGCAAGGCAGTGATACTCGCTCAGTGCGTACTCCAGATCCTCCTTTCCACCGCACATCGCGTTCAGAAAATCATCCACGTTGTGGAAGATCTTCATCGTCGCCATCTTCTTGTACGTGTTGTCGGAGGTGAAGTATGGGAAGGAGGTCGTTGCCTGTTTCCTTATGTGCAGGTCAGTCTCTGCGGCCGCGCCGAAGAACAAGCGGATGACCTCGTCGAGGAGCGGGCCATCCTCGGCCCGAAGCTTCAGGTCCAGGCCGCTCGCTTTGATAAACGCCTGGTTGTCAACCAGAGGCAGCGGCAGGGGGTCCATGCCTATGCCCGAGACGTTCCTCAGAACGTTCCAGTCGCCTGGGACGGCCGTCGGGCCACAGAAACCGGATGGACGAAGATCCGTCGGAAACTCCTTGTTCAAGATGTCGACGAGGGACGCGCAGAGGGTCAGCGAGCGTCGGTCGTCCGCGTAGAGGTAGTCACGCTCCGTCAGGCGCCTCGGGTCACGCTCGTACGTGAGAGGCAGGATGGCGTTCGCCTTCTGTGCGCGCGCGCGCGAGAGGTAGCGTTTCGCCCCATTCTCCTTGAAGAGGAAGGACAACTCATCCCTGATCACAGGTCGTCCTCCTCCGTGAGCTCGACGGGCGGCCGGAGGGGGCCGTCGACCGTACCGCGGCGGCGAGGGAACCCCGCAGGGGCGCTCGGCTGCGCCGCGCGGTCGCCAAGAAGCCACGGCGACTTGTCCTTGGCGCGCTGAACGCTCGTGTCGCGGCGAGTGACCGCTTCAGCGACATCATCCCAGTCGAGCCTACGCAGGCCGATTTGCTTGGCAGCGAGGGTGAACGGGACGTCGTAGCGAGCGCCGGGGAGACCGTGCAGCGCGTAGACCCGCTTGGCGACGCAGAGCGCCTTCCATGCGGGCACGAGGGCGAGCAGCTCGGTGCCAGAGACGGGCACGACGGTCGTGCTCTCGTGCTCTTGCTCACCTATGGGAACAAGCCTCGCGAGCAGGTTGCCGACTGAGATCGCGGCGGTCAGCTCGACCGGAACAGGGGCGTCGTTTGGGATGATGAATACGGCATTCGCGATGTCCGTCTCGCCAACTCGCAGGTCGCGGGGGTCCATCGTGGGATCCAGGATTGATTCCATCAGTGAAAGGCTCCTTGCAGATACGAGAACACGACACGCTCAGCGTGGTGCGTATCCAGTGGTGGTAGGTGTGCAGCGGCGTCCGCGGCGGCGAACGTCATGGATGCGCACAGCTCCTCAGCTCGCGCGCGCCAGGTCGGGTCGGCGAAATCGAGCGTCGCGACGGCGGTCGAGAATTGCTGAGCGCGGACTCGGCGCTCCCGGTCTGGGGAGTGTAGGCTCAGCCAGTTGGCGAAGAGAACAACCGTATCAATGTCCATGAGAAAACCTCCTGTGATCGTCGAATGTTGAGTAGAAGCGGGCGAGGTCTGGGCTAGCGCCAAGGTCACCCGCGACTGAGATGGCAAGGCTGAAGTCGGCAAGCACTCTGGCGGCAAGCAATCTGCCGTCACATGGCTCGTCGAAGCCCCTGTCTCTGTCTCTGATGTCGAAAAGCAGCTCTAGGGCGATCAGCGTTGAGCCGGTCGTCGGCTGCCTCGTGTGGCAGATCGCTGCGACGTTCAATCTCAGTGACATCAGGCGCGCGGCCCTAATCAGCATCGATTGGTGATGATCCCGCTGTTCGGCGACCTCGATTTCGCCTAGCATCACGGACGTCGCGTCCTCGTCCAACCGCCTCTTCAGCTTGTCATATGGTAGGCCCACGTTAACGAAGGCCTCCTCTGACGACCGCGTGTGCGATAGGGCGTCGATGAACGCCTCCAGCAACGCAAGCCTTTCGGAGCCGATGAGCTCCTTGGTCATCTTCAAAGCGTACATCTATTTAGTCCTTTAGAGATCGTCACGGGTCCGCGAGCTCCTTTAGAGAGCACGCAGTTCGAGCTGTGGACCAAACCACTCACTCTGGCCATCCCTGGCCTGTTTCGCTACTCGTGACCGACAGAAGAAGGTCTTGAGTTGTCTCTGTTTCCCTTGATAGCCCGGGAGTTGTCGAGAGGATAGCGTTTATACCCCAAAAT